CTTGGTTTCGCGTTGTCCCCAAATTCGAGCTTCACGAATAACTGCCATCTGAGTTTGGGCAGCTTGTTGGTCTTGAGCTTTTCCAGGCTTTGTTGCATTAGTGGGCGATTCTTAACCGTTGACAGCCATTCGTCGGGTGGTAGCGGTTGGTGTTTAGTGTTCCAACCCCATTCAGATCTTTTGCTTTCTAGCCAACGGTCTGCCAATTTGAAGGCTATAGGTTGAGCCTCGTGGGCTGGTTTTCGTGCGACCCTCGTGACGACCGCTTTGATCTGGGTTATTGCTGCGCTGGAGTGGACCGTTGGTATGTCTCCGCTTAGCCCGAATCCCCGTAGAACCCCGACCACCCGTGGTTTCTTTTGTTGCATCTTCGCTGGCAGGAGCGACTCCAATTTCGCGTAGTCGATCACAGTTTTGTCTTTTTCTCCTGGGTCGACACAGGACGTGATGGCTTGCAAGAAGTTAAATCCTTTTTCCGTGTTGTTGGCGAAGACCTGATCGAGTGCAAACGTTTGCACGGCTGGTGGTTGTTGTTCGGTCGCCATGATTGTCAACGGTCCATCCATTCCTGTCAGAGCAAACCCTTGCTTGTTGAGTACGTTTGTTATGGAAGGGTTTCTAATCGTGCCCTGAAGTATTGAGGCGTGGTACACACACGACCCTTTTATGAACGTGGTAGAGACCGTTTTGTCATTCAACAAGATCCGGTCCTGGACGTTGCAATAGTTGCACCTGGTGTAGCTGCTAGGGCTCTCCTGCACGAAGCCTTGGCTGATCATCTTTTTAATGGCCTCCCTCTGTTGTGCCGTTGTGTTGTGTTTCATTTTGTTTCGTGCGAACACTTTATACCTAAGACTCTGATCTGTGATCCATAGTTTAGCTTCGTGTTCTCCGGACCTAAGGAGGGGCTTGGTTGTAGCGCCGCTGCTGTTGGAGAATCGCTCATAGCCTTGCGTGAAGTAGTCGTTTTCGTGGTGACCGTCGCCCCTCAACGACCCGTGGTTCAGTGCAAAAGCGATTCTGCCCATTACAGCCGGGCTGAAGGGGGTCATTTCTGCGTCTGTGGTCATGCTCATGATGCTCGACGTGAGGTCAGCAATGGTGATGGTGCGCGTGCACGTTGCCAAAGTTAGTTGCCTTATTACATAACCACAGGCCTCTTGGCCCTTAGCAACGTTCTCTTTGGCCATTGCTTCTGTGGGTGTTTTAACGAGTCGCTTGAGTAGCTGAGGAACAGAGGGAAAGTCATAGTTGTAGCTGACGGTGAAGTTGATTCCTCGTGCGACCGGCCTCGGTTGCATGACATAGGTGTGGGTGGGCTTGAGAAGTGTGTAGAGCACCGGGATGAACCCCGTGGCCAATAGGGCTGCTGCCGCCAGGGGTGAGGCGATGCCGAAGGTCAACAACCCAATGACG